AGAGTCCAAGGAACAATTGATTTGGGTGCATATGTAAATGTAGCAACTGGTCAGGCAATCGCAATTGACCAGGTTGATTTCGTATTCCAGAACGGTGCAGACTTTGGTGGAAATGTGGCTACAATGTTACAAGCAGATGGTTCACTTACAACTCAACTCACTGATCTAAATCCAGGAACAGCGTTCGTTAGAGCAGATAACCAATCTCTTGTCGCATCTGGTGCACTAAACATTGACATCTCCGCTAACCTGGCTACAATGGTTTCGGATTTATATCCAGATAACCATGGTAGCAGTTCACTAAGTGAATCTTTCATGGTAGTAAATGACAGTCTATACCTAGTTGCTGGACCTGATGGTGGCGATACCTCCGCAGGTGCAGAACAGTTTGTTACCGCTAGAATCCGTTGCAGAGTTGTCAAACTATCCTCTAAGGATTGGATGGCAATAGCAATTCAGTCGACTGCCTCAGATAACTGAGGTGATTGATTGGCTTGTGAAACTTGCAAATTACTATCGGAGTTGCTAGAAAGTGCTGGCGTTCCTACTTCACTTGCTAAGAAGGCTGGTAGCAAACTTGCCCCTGTCGAGAAGAAAGTTAAACGAAAAGCGAGTGCTTACAGTATCAAGTACGGTAAGGCTTTCAAGCGAGTCGCTGGAAAATACAAACTCAAATCTGGAAAGTGGGCTAAAGACGGATTTAAGCGAGCACAAAAAGCCGCCCACAAACTAGCAAAGACAATGAGATGATATTATGCCTAAAGTTACTGATGCACTGGCCGAACCATATGGTCGAACAATATCAACTATGATCCCCAGCTTGATATTAGAAAAAGCAGAAGTAGATCCAGAGTGGACACAATACCGTAATGGCTGGTCACCGATTCTATCAATTCCATTTGCATCTTCTTATGAAGATTCAATTGACTTGTCTGGTTATGCTTTACAAAGTATGACTTTCTTTCCTGAATTAGGATTCTTGCAAGAGAGTCCACTTAGGTCATTGACTGGTAGCGAAGCCGGTGGAATGATTGACGCTACTATCATCTCAACAGTTCCGTTAAACGTGGATTCAGTAATTAGGGAATTGATATTTGCATCTGGCCCTGGACTTACTCCATTAAGCGGTGTTGGTATTACTGACCCAAGTGATTGGACACAGATTCTTTATTGTCGCATTAGACATGATACACTTGACCCAGCATTTGCTTCGTCTACGGGATATACTAGGCCAGTGGATATCGGTCAAATAGGTTCATTAGAACCCACGGCTGCTGATAAATTATTTATTACTCGTATTGTCTTACCATATGGAATAGTAACTAATACTACATTGTATGGTACATTGGGCGCGCCTGCTCAGAGAGTAGGATTCAAAGGACAGATGGCAGAAGAGCCTCAACTAGAATATATGATGAGACTCAAGCGTTCATACGAACTTGCTAATCAGGTGTGAGTATGTCTGAATTCAAATGGCTTCCAACTAAAACCATAAGATACTGGCGACCATTGTTTAAGGTTGTAAGTGAATCAGCAGAGTTAGGTTACTTCATAGGAACAGAGGCGGCTAAGTATCAAGGTGAAACTGGAATTGCTGGACAAACTGGTTACGGTGGCGGTGCTTGGACTCCCGAAGGTGTGCAGCAAGAAATGAATTATATTACAGTCGGCGGAATTGGCGGCGGCTTAGTAGTATAATCAAATTTCATCGCATTCTAGACAGATGTGAAATCTACGCGTAGTTGATTCAACATAGTTGTCAATCTTTACCCAGGTAATCTCATCACAGATTTTACAAACTAGAGCTAGTTTCATTCTTCTTCACTCCTTACTTCTGGATATTTAGAAGTTAACAATTCACCTTCACCCCAAGGTTGCATAATCCAAATGGAAAGAATCTGTCCATCATTAGTTATTCTAACATGACCATATTCAATTCCATTAATCATTAGTTTCTTATGATGACTCATTGGTAAATGTCCCCCTTTGAAACTTCATCATGATCCCAATTTTCTAAAGTCATCGAGTAGCCTTTATTTCCTTCAGTTTGAGGAAAGTAAAATCTCATTTGTCTAAAGACTCCGCAATCAAGACAATGAACAGTCCATCGAGCGCGGTAATGTGTACTACCTTCATAATCACGGACGATGTTTTTGTGTAAGCAATCATTGACGATACATGCTTTACATTTACCATTTTTACCCATTTCATCTTCAAAGAGGTTATCCGCTCCACAGTATTCACATGTAACCCAATCATCACTCATTCTTCTTCGCCTCCAAAGATGTCAACAGGAAATCCCATATCAATTTGGCAATCTCTACAATATGCGTTGCCACTTTTTACTGGTCTGGCTCTACAAGCCCTGCACCACATTGACTTTCCTTCCTTTTTATTGCGTTCAGATCGTAACTGGTCGCGTACCCATTGCGAGAAGTTCGGTTTTTTGGCTGCTAAGTCCCAAGAAGTTGGGTCCAGGGTGATGAGTTTCTGTCTCATATCTCTAGGGAATTGCTCAATTCATATATATATGTCGCAAGAAAGCCCATGGGCTATCCCACGAAAGTGAATAGTATAGTTGCTATGCCATGGGGGTGGTGGTGATAAGGAACTTGGAGGTGGACACTCCCTCCGTGGGCCTCGGGGCGGCTCCGCCGCAAAGATTCAATCCGAGGTGGTGTAGTTTATACACCGAGTTTGCCTGGGGTTACCATGGCAACAGCAAAAACAGGTAGTTTTTACTTGACAGAAACTATTACTTTACCAGTGGGAACGACAAACGGATCGAGAGTCCAAGGAACAATTGATTTGGGTGCATATGTAAATGTAGCAACTGGTCAGGCAATCGCAATTGACCAGGTTGATTTCGTATTCCAGAACGGTGCAGACTTTGGTGGAAATGTGGCTACAATGT